CGAGGTCGATGAGGTGCTTCTCGTGGATGCCGTGCAGGCGACCAGCGCGGAGAACGCGACCGCTGTCACCGCGTCCGTCTCTGATGGCAAGTTCCTTCTCGCGTACCGTTCGCCGACCCCGGATATCATGGTGCCGAGCGCGGGCTATGTCTTCTCGTGGCCGGAGTTCGACGGCGTGCGCGAGGCTGCCGCTGCGGGTGCCGCGGCGATCACCTCGTGGTACGATCAGTCCGAAGAGGCAATGTACTACCGCGGCAAGGCGCACTTCGACATGAAGGTCGTTGCTGCTGACGCCGCGTTCCTGGGCTACAACCTGCTTGCCTGAGAGGTGACGTGATGCCTGCGATCGGTAACGAGATCATTGTGGACGTGGCGCAGCTCGGCCCCGAGGACGGAGACTTCCTTGCGGCCCGGCCGCAACGTGTCTTGCGTGACGGTGCATCGGTGACGGTGCCCGCGGGAGAGCCCATGCCCGAGGTGTGGTCGCTCCCGACGCACAAGCAGCGGTCGTTGCTGCGCAACCGCGACGTGGTGTTTCGCTTCGGCTCGCGCGCCATCAACGCGCGCGGGAACGACGTGGGGCGCCGACTGCTCGCGAGCGCCGGCAAAGGATTGCTGGAGACCGTCGCGCGCGATCTCGGAGTCGACGCAGGCGCCGGCTCAAAAGATGAGCTGGTCGCGGCATTGACGAAGGCTGCGGGCTGGGAGGGTTGACCGATGGCATTCACCTACGCGAGTTCCGATCTCACGACCGCGCTCGCGTTGGTGCGCTTGCGCATCGGTGACACCGACTCGGACCGTCCGCTTCTCGATGATGCTGAGATCCAGGCGATGTTGAGCGCGCACGCGCAAGCGGTCATCCCGGCCGCTTGCGCGTGCATCCGCTTGATCCTCGCTCGGATCGCAAGAGACGTTGACACTTCGCACGCAGGGGTCAACGCGCAACGCGATCAGAAAACGCAACACTACCGGGACTTGCTCGAAGCCCTCGAAGCGGAGAACGTGCGCGGGGCCGAGATCCACTACACGGGCGCGATGCCGGGTAACCTCGACTATGAGGCGCCGACGTTCAAGCTGGGGCGCGATCGCTATGATTAAGATTGAGCGCATCGGCCAAGACCTGCGCTTTGAGCTTCCGAAGGTTCGTGCCGCAACAAGGCGCGCGATCCTTCAGTTGCCAATGACGGTTGCTGCGCTCTACGCTCGCACGGCGCTGGTCGATGAGATCCGGCATCGGCTCGCGAAAGATCCGACCGGCGCGCTCGCGCGCAGCGTGCAAACGCGATGGCTTGTCGAGCCCGGCTCAGGGACGTTGAGCACCGCGGTCGCGGGTAGCAAGCTGGTCTACGCGGAGATCCAAGACCAGGGAGGCGAGATCCGACCGAGGCTCGGCAAGTATCTTTCGATCCCGGTTGACCTGCCGCCGTCAATGCGCGGCAAGTATCCGCGCGATTGGCCGCGCGGCGCGTTGATCTTGATGCGCTCCAAGCGAGGCAATCCGCTACTCGTTGAAAAGCAGTCGATGCGAATCCGTTATGTGCTGCGCCGTCGCGTGCGCTTGCGCGGCACGCGCTACGTTGCGGCCGCGTTCGCGCGGATGCAGGCGCCCGCCGAAGCCTTCGTGACGCAGACGCTACAAGCGACGATCGATCGCAACGGGGGTCGCGGTGCCTAATCGCGATCAGATCCTCGATCACATCGGAGAGAGCCTGCGGCGCATCAACGGCGCTGGGGGCTACTGGCACTCACTCGCTGCGGTCGGAGCGTACCTCAAGACCTATGACGAGTTGGGTGCTTCGGAGATCCCGTGGGTTGGCTATTGGCCCACCGAGACGAGCCCGCCGCCTGTTGCGTATCCCTTCGGCGACGAGCTGCACACGCTCGAAGTGCAGCTCATCGGCGTGGTGAGCGCAACGCTCGACACGCGAACGCAACAGCTCGCAAGGCTAGAGGCCGACGTTCGCCGCGCACTCTACGCCGACCGCACCCGGGGCGGATGCGCGATCGATACGCGCGTCACCAGCGCCCCGGTGACCGACGAAGGCAACCCGGACAAGCAGGGCATGAACGGGTCGCGAGCGACGCTCGCGCTCGTGATCCAATGTATTTTCTTCCCCGACGACTGAGGAGTGTGACTCATGGGTCTCCAGCGTAACCACGTTCAAGGCAAGCACCAGTTCTTTTACACGCGGCAAGAGGCGACCCCGGGCACCCTGCTTCGGGGCCGCGCTGTCGATGCAGTCAAGGTGATCTCATCCACGATCACTCTTGCCGAAGAGCCAACTCCGAGACGCGACATTCAGAGCGGCCGCACCGAGTTTGAGCACATCGACGGCCCGACCACGGTCGAATTGAGCGGCGAGAGCTACGTCATTCCGACCGGCACCGTGGGCGTCAACCCGGATTGCGACCAGATCCTTCGGTGCGCTCTCGGTCGCGCGCGCGCGGTGCTCACGGTCAATGCCTACGCGAGCGGCACGGGCGACACCGTCACGCTCACCCATGACGACGGCACGACCGCCACCACGCTCACGCTCACCGAGGGCGTGGGTTTCAACGCGCAGACGAGCAACAGCGTTACCGCAACCAACATCGCAACGGCGTTCAACAGCAGCGCGCTCGGGACTGCGGGCTCGATCACCGCGAGCGCGAATGGTGCGGTGGTCACGGTGGCGAGCGACACCGGGACGCTGACGATCGCGAGCAGCGACGCGGCGGCATGGAGTGCAACGCGGATCGAGTATGCGTTGCGCGACCTGCAGGCGCTTAAGACCTTGACCGTCTCGCGGGTGATGACAAACGGCAACACGACTGCGCCCGTTGCGATCGCGCGCGAGGACGTGACCGGCGTCCACATCAACGAGGTTGGGTTCAGCGGCTCGGGAAGCGAGCCCCCGCGGATGACCTTCACCGGCAAGGGTCGGAGGCATATCTTCACGGGCACTGCTGCGACTGAGGGCAGCGTCAGCGGCTCGGCTTCGTTCACGCTCGAAGCGGGGCAAGGGCCCAACTTTGAGGTGGATTCGTTGGTGCAGGTCGGGTCCGACACGAACACCGGTGCTGGCTATGCGGTGACCGGAGTCGCGACGGACACGATCACCTCGACGGGCGCGAGCATCACCGCAGGCGATGCGACGGCGGTGGTGCCCTTCTACCTTGCCCCGACGACCGCGGGCTCTCCGATCGCCGGAACGGTGGGGAGCTGCACCATCGACGGTGTGACGTATCCGATCACCAGCTATGAGGTGAGCGTCAACAACAACTTCCTTGCGATCGAGGATGAGGCGTTCAGCGAGCGGATGACTGACGCGGTGCCGCAGTATCGAGAGATCACCGGGACGGTGACGGTGCGTGCGCGAGCTGATCTCATTGTCGAGCTGGGGCGCCGCAAGGACAAGGGCAACCGGGCGATCGTGATCACGATGGGCTCGACTGCGGGGCGCCGCTGCGTGCTGTCTCTGCCGCAGGTGCGCTTCCCCCCGAGCGGCGCCAACGCACCGCTCGAAGGGCTCGCTGATATTCCGATGGCGTTCCGCGCGCTCGATAGTGCCGAGGGTGCGGCCGACGCGCTGCTTGTGCAGTTCACCTAGACCGCGAAACGTGCGAGGATCCCGCGCATGGCAAGACAAGTTGCGGCCGTCCCCTCGACGTGGCGCGAGCGCGGCGTGCGGTACGTCCCGGACATTGACACCAACCGCTCGGACCCGGATCCGTTCTGGGTGCTGTTGCGGCCCCTGACAGCCAACGAGAGCGCGTCGATTCATTCGGCCGAAGCAGCGCGGCACCTCAAGGTGCGCTTCGACGGTGCGAACGGAGCGACGATTGATCGCGCAGCCGAAGCCGCGGAGTGGGTCGCTGCGACCGAAGCCGCGATGCGCAAGGCGATCTCGGTCGCGGTGATCGAGGTGCATGGCTACTCGGGGCGCAACGTCGAAACGGGCGAGGTCATTACGCCGCGCAACGGGGCCGAGCTTGTTGCGTTTGTCGAGGGCCATGCGTGGGACAGCGAACGCGAGGTCATGCAGGATCTGTATCGCGCGGTGACGGAGCGATCGCACCTAGAGCGCGCGCTGGGGGAAGCATCGGCGCCGCGGTCCGGTATCTCTTCAGCGGAGACGCAAGTCTCCAATGGGCCTGCTCCCGATGCCGCGGCGCCGAGTATCGACACGACGAGGACGGACCCACCGAGCACGAGCTACGTCGCGCCCGAGGGTGTGATGGTGCGGTTGACCACGGAGTGATCGTGTCGTTGCCGCGCGCGCCGAAGGAGCTGCAAGCGCAGGGGCGGTGCCCGTGGGCGACGATCCCCGCCGAGGTGTGGCCGTGGGTCCAGGCGTGGCGCAGGTGGCGCTATACGGGGCTGACGCCGCTCGGGGCATCGGAGCTAGGGGACGAGCCTGCGAGCGTGTCTGAGGCGATCCTCGCGTGCGAGGAAGCGGCTCGGCAGTGTGAGCGGGGCGAGCAGATCGAGGCGCAAACGCAGATCATGGGCGCCATGCTCGGAGGGGGTGCGCGATGAGTCGCGAGGTCGAGTACGGCATCCGCGT